GATCTCAAGCGGGACCTTTGGTCTTCCCCAGCGCGGCCTCGATTTCCAGCGCCAGTAGGCTCGAAACCCCGCACGATGCCACCTAACGACAGTCTCTGAGCTGACGATTGCCAGCGCAGATCGAACATCCGGAAACAATTGATAGAAAGTGACAAATATCAACCGATCGAAACTGTTGAGACTGAGCCGCTTCGGCGCTGTCCGCCGCAGGACGATAATCTGTTGCCGCAGCACCAGGTTCTCGGCTTCAAGAACCGCCCTTGATCGGAACACCCCGATCAGCAGCGACCAAATCAATCTGCAGCCGTCTAACATTGGGCGTGAGCATCGCCCGATTCGCCATCCCTCGCCAACGGATGAGATTTACGATAGGGACAGGGAGATGCAGAACGTTATCGTCTCTGTCGACAAACACGCCGGGCCGATAATCTTCGTCGCCGAGGTGTTCGGCGGCTCGATAGTTTCCGTCTCGATCCTCGGGATGCGGCGGAAATTCGGCCCAGGGTCCTCGGCGAAGCACGGCCCGCGGAAATGCAGGCCACGGCGAAACGGCCACGGTTTCGCCGTCCGAGTCCGGCCGCGTCGCGACCGGATCAATGTAGGACAGCAACGGCGCGTGTTGCGCGATCTCATCGCCGGTCACCTCGCTCGAGGCCTGATGCTGCCGCGTCGTAAGATCAAAGATCTACGGGCGATCTTTGGCGTCACGCTGCCGGCGCAGCGCCAGTTCGGCATATGTCTCGCCTGTGCTTTCCAGGACGGCTGGCCGTCCGGTTACCGCCTCGTATCGGCGCAGGATCACATCGATGTAAAGCGGGTCGAGTTCGAGGCCGCGGCAGCGTCGGCCAGTCTTCGGCAGCGATGAGCGTCGATCCCGAACCGAGGAATGGGTCGAGGACGATGTCGCCGCGTTCAGTCATGTCGAGCAGCGCGTCTTCCAACATGGCAACGGGCTTGACGGTGGGGTGATGCTGAAGACCTTTTCGAGCCTCCGAGCCCATGCTGGAGGCGCCCGGATAGGTCCACACATTCGAACGCCAGCGGCCGTTCTTGCCGAGCTCGACATTGTTGATGTGGGACCCCTTGCCCTTCTTGAAGAGCGGCAGGAGCTCGTGTTGGGAGCGGTACAGGCTGCCCATGCCGGCATTGGTCTTGGCCCAGACGATGAGATTGAACGGAGCGAGACCGAGCTGAAGAGCGGCTGCACTGACTGCCGGATAGCCCCGCCAATCGATGAAAGTGCCAAAAAGGCCACCGTCGCAAAGATGAGGGAGGGAGGCTCCGATCCAGGCAGCATTAAAGGCCCGGAACTCGGCATCACTCATCTCGCCGCGGGCCATCAAAAACTCGCGGTGCACTCGACTCGTCACGTGGCCGACAACCGGAACGTTGTAGGGCTCGTCGGTCAGAACCAGCCGCGCCTCACCATAAGACATGAGAATCTCGAGACCGCGGGGTTCGGTCGAATCGCCGCAAATGATGCGGTGCTTGCCCAGGGCAAACAAATCGCCGAACTGCGCGACGGGTTTTGAATCCGGCTCCGGCGCCAGTGGACCTGCTTCCACGGTCGCGGGCTCCTCCCCCATGACAATCTGGTCGACCTCGGTCATGGAGAAGCCCGTGATCGCGATCGAAACGTCCTCCAGGATAAGTTCCTCCAATTCCAGCTTAAACTCGTCGAAATCCCAGCTCCCCTTCTCGCTCAGGCGGTTCAGGGCCAATCGCACCAACCGGCGCTCCAAGGCGCTGAGATGATCGGCACGGATGCAGGGTATGTGGGGGAGGCCCAGAAGCTTTGCCGCCTCGACGCGGACGACGCCGTCGAGCACGCCGTTCTGCTCGTCGATCAGAACCGGATCGCAAAAGCCCAAACTGCTGATCGCGGTCGCGACCTGCCGCACATGGGCCGCTTCGGTCTTGCGCACATTGCGCGCCGGGACGACAAGCCCGGCCGGCGCCCGCTCGACGAGCTCGAGCTTCGGTATGAGATCGTTGCGAATGGAATGTGGTGCTCGCGCGTCTGCGGCGAGCGCCAGCGCCTTTCGCCGGTGCCGGCTTTTCGCATGGAGGATTGTTTGCATCGATTGTCCTGATAGGGACGACTTGCGATTGCTTTTGGCCATGTCTTCGCTCTTCGGCGTTATGCCGACCCCCAATTGCCGTACTCGGTCCCAAGCATACGCGCGCTTTTTCCGACCAGGATGACTCCTGCGTCAATGCCTGCAGTGTTAGGTCGAGCCGTCACGCATCGATGATTTGCGCTTAGGGTCGACGATGGTGCGTCTGATTTCTGTAATCTTTGGCGTTTCAGGAGCAAAATCAAAAGTTCCCAATTTTTCGGCAACGTCTATCAGCTTCGCAAATGCGCGAGGATCGCCCTTCAAAGCCTTGTTAGTATGGACTTCGATAGCGGCCTCGATCTTAGTCAGTACACGGACACGATTGCCTTCGCGCACTTCGACCTTCCTATTAAGAATTTCATTGAGTATCGTCGCGATATTCTTTCTTCCTTTCGGACGCCCCTTAGGGTTGCCCGATCGTCCAATTTGGAATTGTGTAGCAACAGGCGGCCGTCCATAGCCTACTAAAGGGTCTTTGTTTCGATCATCCAGTCTGGACGCTTTAAGCTGTTTCCTTTTGCTCATGGCTCACCTGGTGTGCTTGGGCAAAATCAAGGTCCGTGGCTTTTGAAGAGTAAGTAGGCTCCTTAATTTGGCAGTTTTTTCTTCAATTTGTTCCTCCTGTCTGGTCAGGTTGCTCCACGCCCTCGTTTAACGGGTCGGGTCTGCGAAAGATTTGCCGCCAATGCATGCATCAGGCTGACGAACTCGAAGAAAGTTGCCCCCACTCCGGGGGCAGAGTGTTTTCTTATGAAAGCGTCCAATTCATCACGACCTCGACATACCGCCACGGCAGAACCGCCTGTCTGCGTATCAACAGATGAGTCTGTAAGCCTTACGAATACCAGAAACACCGGGTCGGTATTATCCGTCGCGATCATGCCAGGCTTCGCTTGCGCCCTAATGGCTTTTTGATCAAACAGCGTGCCTGGGTCTTTCTTCAGCGTCTGGGCATGGGCGGCCTCAAATTTCCCCCGAACTTGCCTCATCACTTTAACAACGCTCAGCTGAGGGAATCCGTGCTCCAGCAACATTATTGCCGCCAGTAATGCGAATGCCTCATACGCCGAGAACATGACCTCAATTCCAGACCCTGGTGGCTTTTGACTGAAAAACGCGTAGTTCTGGTGTTCCTCTTCGTCTGAATTTGGGTTGCGATCTAAACGTCGGTCTGTCACCAAAAGCCGTTTCACACGAAATTTTAGCTCATCGATCCGTGCATTGCGTGCACCGAGTGTTCGGAAGATCGCTTCTTCGACTTGGTTCCGCTTGTACTGGGCCATTGAAGACTTCATATAGTCCTCATATTGGTGCGAGTCAAATGCCGGTTGAAGGTCGATATCCATGTGCGTTCTAGGTCACGCTCTTAGGCGTAGATTTGGTCGCTGTTCCTTTGGGAAATTGTCCCTGATACGTGTGCGGAAATTCCCTGTTCCGTTGCGTAGGGAATTTGGTCGCAAACGTTTGAATTGGCTCGTCGATTGGGCGTCAAAATCGCAGCGGAGGGCCTGTTTCCGCGAAATTCCCTGTTCTTTTCCCTGTTAGCCAGGGAATTTGGCGGTGGAGACTGGTTCGATGCGGGCTGCATCCACCACCACGCAGTCTTGCGTTTTCCGAGCGTTCCTAAAGACCGGCAGATAGCCCCGAATTGGCGGGCTTCTGTGCTTGTGGTCGGTCTCTGAGACGGCCCAGTTGTTTTGGGCGGGCCTTTTCGCCCACTTTGTCTCTGGCGCCCTCAAACCCGTTCCTGGCGCCGAATTTCGGGGAAGGCGGGTGCAAATATCACGCGGTGAAGCCGAGCATCGCTCGTTGGCGAGACCATTCGACTGGCGCATCGCGCAATCGGGTGACGCCGATACCGCGCGGCAGTTGACCGTCGATGGCCGCCTTCACGAGGTCGGGCGCCAGGAAGGCGAGCGAGATCGTCATGTTGACTTGGCGTACGCTGCAGCACTCGCGCTTGGCGATACTTTCGACGCTGGCTTTTGCATCATCGATAAGCTCGTTGAGCCATCGGCGGCCCCGCGCGATCGATGCTACCAGGGTTGCGCGGGTCTCGGAACGGATCGGCCGGGCGCGTTGCGGCTGGATGGTGTCTGGCAGAAGAATCTCACGGTGTCGCGTTGATGGTATCTTGTGCCACGGGACACGAAGTGCGCTGCCATGTTTCGCACGGGGTTTGGATCTCTGCACTTGGGCAAGTTGGATGACCAGTTCATTTTGTTGGACTTCGACGCGCGCGACGTGGGAATTGATGAGGCTTCGGTCGTCGAGGTCTTGCTCGTCTTTCGGCGCCCATAGCCTAAGGCGCTCCCGAACTGCCCCTACGACGAGTGCCTCAATCTCGGCTGCCGGGACGCGGCGGACCGACCCGACCCCTTCGGGCCGGCCTTGCAGCAGGGCGGACGACAAGTAGTAGCGGTACTTGATGCCGTGCTTGCGGGCGTGGCTGGGGCTCATCCGATTGCCGCGGTCATCGAAGATGCGGCCGGTCAGCACGGCCTCGGACTTCATCCGCGCGGTGTTGTGACTGTTCACCTGCTCATTCAGTTTGGCTTGGACGGTTTCGAATAGCTCTCGATCCAATATGGCGGGTTGTTCGCCGCGGAGGACCTCGCCCTTGAAGCTCACTTCTCCAATATAGAAGCGATTGCGGAGCAGGTGGGCGAGCGGTCCGCGCGTAAATGGAATGCCACCGACGGTCTTGCCGGTCTTCAGGGTACGGACCTTGGTCACGATGTCTCGCTGGCGCAGGTCCGACATCAGCAGATTGAGGCTGCCGAGCCTGAGGTAGCTGCGAAAGATGGTTCTGACCCGCTCAGCCTCTAATTCGTTGACGGATATCTTGCGATCCTTCGTTTCATAGCCCAGCGGCGCCATGCCGCCGACCCAAAGACCCTTGCGTTTGGACGCGGCAATCTTGTCTCGGATGCGCTCGGAGGTGACCTCGCGCTCAAATTGGGCAAACGACAGCAGGACGTTCAACGTCAGCCTGCCCATGGATGTGGTGGTGTTGAACTGCTGGGTGACCGAGACGAAAGACACATTGTGCTTGTCGAACAGCTCAACCAGCTTTGCGAAGTCCGCCAGCGAGCGGGTCAGCCGATCGACCTTGTAAACAACGATGACATCGATCTTGCCAGCTCGCACATCGTCCAGGAGGCGCTGCAGGGCAGGGCGCTCGGTGTTGCCACCGGAGAAGCCGCCATCGTCGTATTTGCCCCGCAGCAGGGTCCAGCCCGCATGGGCTTGGCTGCGGATATAGGCTTGTGAGGCATCGGATTGGGCATCGAGCGAGTTGAAGTCCTGTTCGAGCCCTTGGTCGGTCGAGACGCGGGTGTATATCGCGCAGCGAACCGCCTTGGCCGATTTGGCCTTCATACTTGGGCTCCCTTCGATGGCTTTTCCCGCAGGCCGAAAAATTTCGGTCCGTTCCAGCGTGTGCCGGTGATCGCGAAGGCCACTTTTGACAGGCTCGGATAGCTCTTGCCGTTCCAGGCAAAACCGTCGGCAAGCACCGCCACTCGCTGCATCTGCCCGTTCCATTCGCGGCCCAGGACGGTGCCGGCCTTCAGGTCCGCAACCTGCCGGCCCCGGTCCACTGCATACTCTCCCGCCTTCTCGGGAGACGCCGAGCGATCGAGCAGACGCTGGCTTTCGCCATCCAGGTCGCCCAGATGATCGGCCTGCAGCCGGTAAGCCAGAACACGAAACAGCAGATGGCGGGGCAGGTGAGGGGGCGGTCGGCGCCGGAATACGGTGTGCCAACGAGCTCGAAGGGTACCGACGTCGAAATCACGCAAACGCGCAATCTCGACGTCGATCGCCTTCCGATCCGGTTGGGCCAGACCGATCTTAATGCGCGGCATGATGCTCAGGGCGACTGGCGCTTCGACTGACGACTACCGGGTTTGCCCTTGTCTCGCCCTGTGATCTGGTAGACCCGCTGACCATCCACCTTCTTGGAGTCGAGCTTGAGCTTGAGGCGTTTGCGCACCACGCCGGCAAGGAAGCCGCGCACCGAATGCTGCTGCCAGCTCGTTGCCTCCATCATCGCCGCAATCGTTGTGCCAGCGGGTGACTGCAGCATCGCGATCACGCGGGATTGCTTCGAGCCGGAATCGCCCTTGTCACTCTTCACATCGCCAGTAGCTTGCTGCGAGGACTTTGCGGCAGAAGGCGTTGTTGATGGTGCAGTCGTTCGTTTCTTCGCGGACTTCGACATGAGATCCTCCGTTCGGTTCAGGGCGGCATCGCGCCGCCACCACCGAAGCCCCACCTCGGCAATCAAGCCGGCGGGGCAGGATCCCTGGGAACCCGTGGCACCTGGAATTGCCGACAGTACCGCTCTGTTGGCGGCCGAATGCCAGTCCTTTCTGGATAATCTTATTGCTCAGTTCGGAGACGCTTGAGCACACAATCATTCGAGGCAAACGTGGGGCGGAGCACTTGAATGGCATTCAAGAGGTCAGGGGTTCGACTCCCCTTGGCTCCACCAATTCAATCAATTACTTACGCCGACAAGCCCAGACCGTTAGCCACTCCCTAGCCACCAGTCTCAGCTTCCAATCCGAGAGGCTTCCAAAAAGTGCGAGAATTCTTTTTCGTCAGAGCTCCGGACGACAGCGGCGACGCCTTTTGGACGATGTAGAGCAAGATCCGCCGATGCAGGCGGGGCTGGGTTGCTCTGCGCCTTAGCGTAGGCACGTTACCGGAAGTTCCCTTGTACGACCTGCAACCGTTCTGGCAGCGGGTTCGCGCCCGCGCTGGGCTTAATGACGTGCGAATCCACGATCTCCGACACACGTTCGCCTCGACTGCAGTCGCGACCGGCCAGGGCCTGCCCATGATTGGGAAGCTGCTTGGCCACACCCAGGTTCAGACCACCGCCCGTTATGCCCATTTGGCGGCGGATCCCGTTGAATGGCCGCTGATAAGGTCTCAGGCCAGATTGCCAGCCTGTTGAGTGAAGATGCTTCGCAAACCAGCTTCAGCGTTCCCGCGCATTCCGACCAGGCGAGATAGCCCGATCAATAGTCAAGCGCCCCGGCGACGAGATGCCTTGACTTCCCACAGGCAGACATCGCGACGTCTATGAAGCAGGCACTTGAGGCCCGACCCAGGTGCCAGAGGGCAAGGACGGCAACTCCGCGGCTAATCCGTTAAGCATGCCCTGCACCAGTTTGTCGCCCAGGGCGCCAGACTTTTTCTTCGGGCCGACGAGTCCATCGGCCAGCAGCAGAGTGAGGCCATGCACTA